ATATTGGGAGAGTTACGATAATAGATCAGGTGAAATGATTACCAGACATGCAGGTAGAAGTAAGGAGAAAGATGTTATTTCAGAGGCTATTGCTAGGCATAACGTATGGGTTGTATCAAAAAAAGTTCCCGACATGCCATTCAAGAAAACCGACCAGTGGGCAGGCTTGGCACTCAGAAGGATGATCCGCTATGCTATTGACAACGGGTTTACTTCGATTGCTTGGACTACTGGTAGTGTGCAAAATGATAGGTACACTTTGAAAAATCAGGTAGATGCTATTAGGGTTGAGAAGCTTGACGGAGGACCATTAACAGGACAGTATGCTATTTACGCTACTAAATCAGGACAGGAAGGAATTAATAAAGTGGTTCCTGAATCAGAGCTTGAAGATTATATAGGTAAAGAGCTTGCCCTGAAAGTAGTTGAAGATGCACCAAACTATCCTGATGGTAAAGAGTATTCAGGTCTTGATCTTGAAATCGGTGGAAAAGGTATGATAGGCTTTTACGACCAGATACTCCCATCCATAGCAAACAAGCTGGGTAAGAAGTTCGGGGCGCAGGTTGGTAGTGGTACTATTTACATAGGTGAATATACTTCAGACCCTAGCCTTGATGATGATGCAGGTAATGATATGAAGGTTCACACCCTCCAGATCACAGATGCAATGCTCAATAGCTACCGTCAGGGAATACCCCTATTCAGAAAAACGGATGCAACAAACCCTGAGAAGTCAGATGATGACACCTATGAGGATTACATCAACAAGAAACAGGCAGAGGAAAGAAGAAGGAATGAGATTACCATTAGAGGCCGAGTAGAGATCCTTTCAAAACTCTACAGAACACCTATAAAAGTAGTTGCAGACAGATCCGAGCTACCTGAACACATACAAAGGGTGGTCAATACAATGGGTAAAAAATTTGTTCCCGGTATATTCGATTCACAGACAGGGAAGGTTTACATTAACCTTAGCGAAACAGCAAGCCCAGACGAAGTAAATAGAACCGTTCTCCATGAGGTAATTGCACACAAAGGACTGGAAGAAGTATTAGGTAATGATGCTTTCAACAAGTTACTTGATTATGTTTACGATAGCATGTCACCAGAGAAAATTTCCTACCTAGAGTTAAAGTACAACCTGAAAGACAGCCGGACAATTGCGGACGAGTATATTGCTCACATTGCTGAGAATGATGTAAACCCCTCATTCCTTCAACGTGTAATAGCTAAAATACGCCAATTACTTCGCAAGCTCTTTAAGGTGAACTACTCGGTTAATGATATTAATTACCTACTTGTTCAGAGCAAGAGAAACCTTATGGAGCAATCAAGACCCAAAGGAGAAAGCTTTGATACACCGGTAGAGTACCTTGATGCACTCACAGCTTGGCATGGTACAGGTAAAGGAAGAATAAGGAAATTCAAGACCAGCAAGATAGGAACAGGACAGGGAGAGCAGAACTATGGCTGGGGAATGTATTTCACAGACCTAAAGAGTGTTGCTGAATCATACGCAAAAGAAACGTCAGATATTAGCAAGTACCTTGAGAGAGCTAAGAAAAAGCTTGGTGAGAAAGGTTCCAAATGGATTGATAGAGCTATTATTCGCAGTAAATACGATTACAGCAAGGCTATTGAATACCTGAAAGATAAACAGGCGAAATATAGCCAGCAACCTGAATTACACCAACAGTTCACGGACATACTGAACTATATCAATGAGAATAAGTTCCCTAAAAATAGGTACTTGTATCAGGTGCTTATGCACAAGGGCAAAAATCCTATTGATCTGGACTGGTTAAACTACAATGAGACCCTTTCGAATGCTCAGACAGTTAAAGTATCAGAGCAGATGAAGAAGGAAGGCATTGATAATGCAACCCTTGAACTCGCTGTTTGGGATATTGTTCCGGCATCAAAGATCTACTCCATACTTACCAATGTACTTGGATCACCACAGGAGGCCTCAATGTTTCTTGCAAGAGCAGGTATAGACGGAATAAAGTACAAAGCAAATACCATTGAAGGGTTTAAAAACCTTTCTGGAAACTCAATGAACTTCGTGCTTTTCAATGACAAGGATGTAAGTGTTAAGTCTCGGATACGGTTCAAGATAACAGATGATCCGAACACTGACCCTGATCCCCCTACTCATTCTGGTCCTCCAAGGGATATTTTGACAACAAAAGGACAGCATAGAACTGAACTTTGGCAAAACAGAATGTTAGCAGTAAGGGAATGGCAGAAGAAAGTACAGGATCTTGGAGGTAAGCTTTCGGAAATATCGAATGCCTACCGTCAGGAAAACCTTTCTCACGGGATTATCAAGAGGGCTATTGAGGCTTATAACGATACTTTCCAGAAGAATCTGCTAGAGGCTTCGGCAAAGATCATGCAGGAGGCTAACTTGGATTATACTCAGCTCAATGAGTATATGATGGCTAAACATGCCCCAGAAAGGAACGAGGAACTACAAAAGACCACGGGTAAAGAGGTCAATTCCGGTATGACTACCGATGATGCCAAGGCTTTAATCCTGAAATATGAGGCCAAGATGTCAGCCGGTACTATAGATGAATTCTGGAAGGCTGTAAATGCAGCGACAAGGTTCTCCGTTGACAGATGGCTTGGTGATGGATTCATAAACTATGAGACTTATGAGAAGATCATTAACCAGTACAAACACTATGTTCCCCTTCGTAACTGGAAACAGACCGAGGCAGACGAGTATTTCACATACCAGCGCAATGATTCAGGAAAGAGTGTAAACCCATTGAAAAAGGCAAAAGGACGTAAGAGCCTTGCTGATGATCCTATGCAGTACATTGTTAACATGGCACACACAGCCATTGTAACGGGAGAGAAGAACAAAATCAAACAACATGCTGCTAGATTGGTAAAAGCCAACCAAGGCATGAAGGATCTGCATAAGTTCAAGAAGATTTACGCTGTATGGGATGGATCGATTAACCCAGACACAGGAAAGAAAAACTATGTGGAGACATTGGAGAAACCTGCTCAGGACCTTTGGGATCAGGGTATGGTTAAACTTCAATACGACATGTCACACGTTAAAGGACGGTCAAGCGGTCAGGCAGGCGAGCATGAGGTAGATGTATTCATTGGAGGTGAGAAGTTCTCTATGGTACTTCCTGCCGATGTAGCCAATGCGCTGAACAAAACACCTTCAAGGTGGGATGAAGTAGGATATATCACCAGTGAGAACATTGGTGTATATACTCGGTGGTTATCCCAGAACTTTACAGCGAAGAACCCTGCTTTTATTCCTATCAACATGATCAGGGATATTCAATACGCAACCTTGGCTCATTTCGTTAAGGGAGACACTAAGGAGGCACTTGCATTCATGGCTATACTTCCCAAAGCCAGAAGAGCAATTATACAAGACCTTAAAGGGAAGGGAGATATTAAAGACCCAATATATAAGAAGTACCTAGATTTCATGCGTAATGGTGGAGAGACTGGATATATCCACCTGAAAGACGTTGATGTGCTTGCGGATGAAATGAAGAAAGACCTATCACGGTTGACCGGCACAAACTCAACTCTGGATAAAGCCCTACATTCAAAGATACTTGTGAATTCAGGTAAATGGATGGAGCATTTAGCCATAAGGAGTGAGAACCTTTCGAGGTTTGCAACATACCTTATCGCTATTGAGCAGGGCAAAACAGAGAAAGAGGCTGCATTTCTAGCCAAAGAAATAACAGTAAACTTCAACCGAAGGGGTAAGATAACTGGATTCCTTGGCTCACTATACGCATTCTTCAATGCTTCCATACAGGGAGGTGATAATATTATTGGCATGGGCAGAAAGCACAAAGGTAAATTCCTTGGAGTAGGTGCTGCAGCAATGTCAATGGGATTCCTTTCAGCATTGTTAAATAGCCTCTGGGGTGGTGACGATGAAGATGGATTGAACCAGTATGACCTACTGAGTGACTATGTGAAGTATAACAACCTTGTTTTTAAACTTCCCGGTACCGAGAAATTTGTCACGGTTCCACTTCCTCACGGGTTTAGGTGGTTCCATTCACTCGGAGTAATTGTATATCAGAAGGCATTCACGGACCAGAAAACAATAGGTAAAGCGGTATCTGATGGTATTTCAAATGCTTTCAGCTCAGTTTCACCAGTGAACCCGATGGAGTTTCTAAATAAAAAAGGTCAGATAACACCTAGGCCATTGGTACCAACAGTATTAATGCCTTTCTATGATATTTCAATGAATGAGGATTACTCAGGCAGGTTGATTTACAAGGAACCGTTTACAAAATCACTGGATGGAAGGATAGCAGATTCAGCCCTTGGCTTGAATAATGTCAACGGTATTGCAAAAGGATTCACAGACCTGCTATTCAAGGCCGGACATGGAGATCCAAAATCAGGCAGTAAGTTTTACGAGGACGAGGATGGTAAGATTAAACAGGTAAGCGAGCTTGCAGACATTAACCCCTCCAAGATTGAACACCTTATAGAATATTATACCGGTGGACGGGGAATGTTCTGGAATGACGTGCTAAAAACCAGTACCGGAATTATAAACAGTGCTTATGATCTTACCAATGATGGCGATTTTGTAGAAGTTGTTAAGAATGTTGATATGAACTCATTCCCGGTAGTAAAAAGACTTGTAAAACAGCCTTGGAATAAGAGTGTATATACGAGATATTACAACATTGTTGATGATATTGAAAACTATAAGAGCATGGTAAGTATGCACAATAAGTCACTCGATATTGATCAGGAAGGTGTTGAATACTCACCAGAATACCAGTATAAAATCGATATGCTGAAAGATTTGAAAGGTGATCTGAAAGGGATTAATGAAGATTTGCAGGGAGTTACAGATCCAGACCAGATCAAACAGCTAAAAGATACCGAGGAATTACTTATAAGGAACTTCATAAATGAATTATCTAATAATACCGACCAATGAGAATAGTAACCAAAGATTCAGTTAACTTCAAAAAGGTTAACAACGTAACCCTAGGGATGCGAAAACAAAAGGTAGTAAAATTAACCCCCTACCAACCATCTGAAAACGTAAGTGAGAACATGGCTCTGCTTGAAGAATGCAGAAGGCACTGGGAGAGCCTTAGAGATTTCAGAAAACGGAGGTTGAGAAACCGTAAATACTACCGTGGTGATCAATGGAGTGATGAAATACTTGATCCAGATAGTGATTCCTACATTACAGAAGAGCAGTACTTGAAGAACCAAGGTAAAGTTCCATTGAAACAAAATCAGGTGCGCCAGCTTGTTAAAAACCTTATAGGCCAGTACAGGAGTAACCCCTCTCAATCGGTTGTTATCGCAAGAGCAAGGGAGAACGCAGATGTTTCCGAAATGTTTAGCAATGCTCTACAGGCAGCCTCACAGATAAACATAGTAAAGGAGCTTGATGCTAGAGAATTTGAGGAATTTGCTATTTCAGGTGCACTTATGCAGAAGGTTTCTTATAAATACTGGAAGGAAAGAAACTCTGAGGACTTATTTGTTGAGAATGTGAACGTAAATAGAATGTTCTTCAATGCCGATGTTTCAGACATTAGGCTCATGGATTTACGTATAATCGGTGAGATCATTGATACAACCGTTTCCGACATTGTAAGCACGTTTGCAAAAAGCACTCAGGAGGAAAAGATTATCAGAGACCTTTACGCAGGAACAGTTACAAAGGACTTTCTTTCAGATAGGGGCCTTGATGCTTCCCGTATTGATAACATGGATTTCTTTAACCCAAGGGATGCAAACAAAGCCAGACTATATGAGATTTGGAAGTTAAAAGGAGCATGGAGGATCTATGCACATGACCCAATGGACGGATCATATAATATCGTTGACTACTCCATGAAAGAAATTGCAGAGCAGAACTCAGAGAGAATAAGAATAGGATTAGAGCAAGGGGTACCACAAGAGGATATTCCACTAATCGAGGCCGAAGAAAAGTTCGAGCAGTTCTGGTATGTTAAATTTTTAACTCCATACGGATACACGCTATTCGAAGGAGAAACACCTTACAAACATGAGGAACACCCATACGCTTTGACACTTTATCCGTTATTGGATGGCGAAGTTTGGGGATTTGTGGAGGATATTATCGACCAACAAAGGTATATCAACAGGCTTGTTATCATGATGGACTTCATTATGAGTGCATCTGCAAAAGGTGTTTTGCTTGTGCCGGAAGATATTATTCCAGATGGTATGAACCCTGACGATTTTGCGAAAGAATGGACTAGGTTTAACGGTGTTATAACATACACCCCAAAAGCTCACGGAAAGATACCTGAACAGATAAGTGCAAATAGTACTAATATCGGCATTAGTGAAATGCTTGCTCTACAAATGAGCCTCATGCAAGAGATTTCAGGGGTACATGGAGCTATCCAAGGAAAGAATGCAGGATCAGGAACACCGGCTTCGTTATATGCGCAGGAGGCACAGAACGCAACCATGAACACGCTGGATTACATGCAGACCTTCCAGTCATTCAGGCAAAAAAGGGATACCAAGGCTCTAAAGGTTATTGCACAGTACTATAAAGAGCCTAGATATTTGGCTATCAATGGCCGGAGCTTGAATGAAGATTCAAAACTCTGGGATCCAAACCTAGTTAAAAACATTGATTTTGACATTGTTGTATCACAGGGAACAGATACACCGGTTTACCGTCAGATGATCGATGATACATTGATGAAATTACTCGAAGGTCAGATGATCGACCTAGAAATGTTCCTTGAACAGACCTCCTTACCATTTGCTGATAAGTTACTGGCAGCAGTAAAACAGAGAAAGCAACAAATGGAACAGGGGATACCCGGACAGCTACCTGAAGAAATAATGACACAGGCTAGCCAAGGTGCAAACCCACAGGCTATGGCTATGGCAAAGAAGGCTATTGGAATGGCTGCATAAAGATTGTTTCATAGGTTGTGTTAGTTAGGTTCGGCCTCATTACGAGTTAATGGGGCCTTTCCTATTTATGTAAGTATTGAAGTGTAATTAATTCCCCATGATGTTTAATGTCCGATATGTCTGATCGGACGTACGGAAACAGTTCAAAAGCTGGGTGAAGTTCCGGCATTATTTCTGCAAGCTGGTTGAAATACTCCTTATCCAGCAGGTAGATTATATACATTACTTCGGTCATACGTGGTAGGTACTGCGCTTTTTCTGGGCTTTCATCAAAAATATCATGGCAGTGGCGATGGCAAAGCACAAGATTGAGTTTATTGGTCTGTAACTCCCTGCTATACGACCTCCTAATTAGATGGGCTAAATCACCATTGTCTCTCACTAAATGTCCGCAAAATCCGCATAATGGCCAATTATTTTTATACCATAACTTAATATCGTAAAGGCAATGATCAATTTCAGATTGTTTCGGTACCATTCTTTAATAATCTTTTTATTCTACACGTCTCGCTCATTTTTCGCTTTGTATCTTCAGATTGATGCTTTCCGAAATTAGGGTTATTAACACCTTGATTCCTTAGTTTACTTGCCTCACCAGTTTTTTTCTTCGATTCATCTGTATGTAGCCTCCCAGTAGCTTTAATCCTCATTTTTTGTTTAGTTTCTTCAGAGTGGTGTTTTCCTTTCATGGTTGGCATTCTTCCCTTTAATGAATTCTTTCTTTTCCGTCTTTCTTCATCAGTCTTTACCCTTCCAGTGCTTGATAATCTAATTTTTTCCCTTGTTTCTTCTGATATAGGAGGCCTATTTTTAGCGATATAGCTAAACTTTTGTTTGTTTTCTTCGCTATGCTTATAGCCTAAAGAATTACCAGCAATCATGCAGGTATTGAAATAAGGTTTATGTGAATCAATAAAAATCTGTTCTTGGTTCAGTAGCTCTTCTTTTGAGCAACATGATAGAATAGTAAAAGTCAAGTCGTTTTTACCATATTTATTTACATGCCTCTGTAGTGTCTTTGAGTGGTGCCTTCCTTCTTTTAACCCTTGCAAATGCCTACTCCATCTCTGTTTAATATTCATTGCACTACCTATATAAATTCTTTCAGGTTTTGCGATAGATTGAATCATATAAATACCAGTCTGTTTCATTACAGCTCCTTTCCGCAAAGAGTACATTTAACAATTACCCCATATTCAGTGCGATAGTTCTCTGGGTGAGGACAATCGTGTGGCGTTTTGATCAGACCAGCTTTCACAAAATCATCTGTAGTTACTGGTTTTCCATTGATGTGCATGATTATAGCCTTTTTGATTGTATTGTATCGTGTTTATAGTCTAATTCCGGTACAAAGCACTCGTTTGGGTTTGGTATTACGATGTTATGATTTAATTCACCATCAATACGAACTTTAAATATGTATTCAATGAATATTTTATTATTCATTGCTGAAGTTGACCCTACGCCTAACACGGGTTCATGTACCTGTTTCTTTGTACTAAATATAAATTCAATTTTTAAATCAAACATGCGCTTATACCCATCATGACACTCTTCTATTGTATGCCCTGATGCATCAGAAATATACTTTAGAACTATTCCCCAGTAATAAGCGTTAAGATCCAGCGATCTAATGGGGTAAATGTTTTCAATAAATAATTTAAAAGGCAACCTTCTTTCTTCAAGTTGATCCTTTAAATCTTGTAGTTGCTTTTTATTTCTAATAACAAAAAGTTCCATTTATGATACCTTTCTATTTTTATGTGATTCAGACATTTTAAGCCTAGTTTCTAAAGACACCTTCCTTCCAAGATTCTTGCCTTTTAATCCAATACTCATTTTAAGTCTTGTTTCTACCGACAAGGTTCTTCCTTTCATCCATGTATTCTTCCCTTTGTGAGATTCTGATTGTTTGCGCCTCGTCTCTTCTGATGTTTTAGAGCCTAATCTACTAGGAGGTTTACTACCGTTCATTAATGCTGCCTCCCTCATGTTTTGTTTAGCTTCATCAGATCGCTTCCAGGAAGCAAACTTATTTCCTCTTTTCTTTTGTTTAGATTCCTCAGAATGCTTATATCCCAATGGGCTTTTTGCAATTTTTAATATATTAAACCAAGGATTTAAGGTGTCAATGAAATATTGCTCTCTTATAATTAAAAACTCAGGCAAACAATATTCTATGATAGAAAATACCAAATCGGATTCACCATATTTATTATAATGATGTTGCAATTTAATTGACCTATGTCTATTTCGTCTTAATTCGTACAGATGATTCGTTCTCCTTTTAATGAAATTCACAGCACTACCAACATAAACCATTTCTGGCTTACATATAGATTCTATCTTATATATTCCTGATACTTCCATCCTACCTGAATGATTTTAAAATTCTTTTAAGGAAGTCAAGTATTGGCCTTCTCTTTTTGGTCCAGTCATAATAAGCACCGTGCTTTTTGGATCTTCTTTGTAAGTGATTCCCGTTCCTGCGTTTTTTATGGTTTGCCATAATCTTATGTGATGGTTATGT